GAAATAGGTACCGGTGTGGATATCTGGACCAGTGCTGCCCGGGTCGGGATTAATTTCAGAAGGATCCCCCGGGTCAAACAGAAAAGGGATTCAATCAACTCCGCCAGGACAATTTTAAACCTTTGTTATTTTGATCATCTTAAGTGCGCCAAGGGTGTCCAGCGCATGGAAGCATATCGGAAAGAGTGGAATCCTTTCTTAGGGTGCTACCGAGATTCACCGCTACATGACGTCAATTCAAATTGCGCAGACGCTTTTCAAACCCTGGGGATGGGGCACAAATTTGGTATTTCCCCGAGCGCTGCACGAGTTATCAATAATATCCGACCGGTTTCGGCTGCCGGATGGACCTAACAGGAGTTTATCATGAGTGCATTTAACATGACCCCATTTATTCCGAATAATCAATTAAGAGAGCAGGAGCAAGCCGAAGCTCAAGAAACCCGTGACGCCAGGGAGCGCCAAGGCCAACCGTTTCTTACTGGCCTGGCCCATGACATGAGAGAGAAGTGGGACGCCTCCAAGGCTGCCAAGTCCTCAGTCGAGCAGGACATGCTCATTGACTTGAGAAATCGGAAAGGTATTTATGATCCTTCCAAGCTGGCTGAAATCATGGTCCAGGGTGGATCAGCTATTTTTATGATGTTGGGGGAAGAAAAGGCCAGCGCCGTTACTGCCTGGTTGAAAGATATCTATTTCGGGTCCCCGAACTGCAAGATATGGGGGACCAAAACGACACCGGTACCGGACCTGGATCCGCAGAAAAAAGCCAAGATTGTTGAAAAGTGCATGATGGAGGCCCAGGGGGAAATGACGGCCCTGGTCGAGGCTGAAATGAAGGTTGAGGTTCAAACCCGTATCGCAAATGGGGAGGATCCCGCCCTTGTCATGCAGCAGGCCCATGCAATGGCCCGGGAAAAACTGTCCACAATGATGATGGTGCGTATGGAAGAAATGGCCGGGGAAGTCCAGGAAGCCGAACAGGCAGCTGCCAACAAGGCCGAGAATAGGATTGAAACCAAGTTGGATGATATCTTGACAGAATCAGAGTTCAACAAAGTCATGGGTCTTTTGATCGATGATTTAAATACGTTCAAGTGCGTCATTATGAAAGGACCTTTCCAGAGATCAGAGAAAAAACTTGTCTGGAACAAGGCACAGCAGGCACCCGGTCAAGGTCCAGGACAATCCCCTGCAAACATGCCATTGGGTTTGCCTGCCCCTGGACAAGGTGCCATGGAAAACCCGGCAGCTATGCCACAAGGACAACCCGCCCCCGGATCTGGAAGCCCCGCTCCTATGCCAGGCGGACAAATGCCAGGCGGACAAATACCGCAGGGACAACCGCAGGGACAACTACAAGGGCAACCACAAGGGCAACCGCAGGGCGGACAAATTCCAGGACAACAACCCCAACAAAGGCCAGTGGGTGTCGATGACGTGCTAACATGGGTATTTGATCGGGTATCCCCTATGGACATCTACCCTCTGCCAGATGCGGAAAATCTGAATCAAGGGTTTTTCCACCGTCACCGGTTGACCAAGGGCGCTTTGTATAAAATGAAAAAGACACCCGGGTTTGATCCCCATGCGATTGACTTGGTTTTATCTGATTACAGGCAGGGTGCCCTGGAATGGTTGAATGTTGCAATTGATCATACCCGTCATGCCCTGGAAGATAGGCCCGACGAATGGAGAAAGACTGGGGGTAAAATTGATGCTTTGCAATTCTGGGGAGACATCCAAGGGTTGAACCTTCTCCAGGCTGGCATCGATCCGGCAAAGATTGAAGATCCCCTGGCCACGTACAAGGCCGAGGTTTGGTTGATCGATAAGTACATCATTAAGGCGGAGCTCAACGGAAATCCCCTGGAAAAAGTCCCTTACCATAAGACCTCTTTCCGTAGAAATAATGGATCATTCTGGGGGAAAAGCACCCTGGGTCTATTCAGAGATTCTATTGACGCCTGCAACGCCACCGCACGGCATATGCTCAATAATGCTGCCATCTCTTCCGGGCCCCAGGTTGGCGTGGACTATTCTCAGATCCGAGAAGGGGATCAGGTGAGCGCCATGCACCCTTGGAAGATTTGGGGGTTTGATGGCCTGGCAGCTGGTGGGGTAGCACAGAAAGACCCTATCCGGTTCTTTACGCCTCCTTCCACCACCAAGGAATTGATCCAGCTTTATGAATTTTTCAGTGCCCAGGCCGATGAAAAGACCGGCGTACCAAAATACGCATATGGCGGGACAGACAAGGGTGGTCCCCTGGATACCGCGAGAGGGTTTACCATGATGATGAATTCAGTGGCCCGGGGAATCAAGGATGTTGTCCGAAACCTGGATGAGGACATTATCTCTCCTGCTATTATTTATCTGTACCAGATGCAATTATTTTATTCTGATGACCAGGAATGGTTCAATTCTGATCTAAATATTGTGGCCATGGGATCCACCTCTTTGATCATGAAAGAGGCAGCTGCTATCAGGCGGAACGAATTCCTTGCCATTGCCCAGAGTCCGCTTGTCATGGAAATTATCGGGATGGAAGGGTTCGCAGAGGTGTTGAGAGGTGTCACTGATGGTCTTGATCTTCCTTCAGGGGAGATTGTCCCGAGCAAGGAGGCCATCGCCAGGAAAGCAAAGATGAGGATGCTCACAGAACAGGTGGAGCAGGGCTTGACAGCGCAACCAGGCGGGACAAAAGAAGTCCCGAACAATAGAAAGGAGGCGGCTTAAATGAACAAGGCACCAGTGGTAAAAGAAGAAGACTCCCCTGAGGTGAAATATATAGCCGATTACATTTCGGACCAGACCCTGGGGGAGATGGGGTACCAGGACAAGGACAATTTTTCCCACATTATGCAGCACAAGACCTATATCCGGCGGTTTCGAAGATACACGGAAGAACAATCCCTGGACGTGGCCATGAAATACATACACACAGTCATAGACACCATACTTAACCGCCACGGGTTTAAGATGACCAAGGCCATGATGAAAAATCCCAAGATAGTGGAGGTTGTTCTGGCTCAAAAGTGCAGACTCAGGATTGAAACCCGCCATTATCCCCCTGAAGATGAGGTTTATCAGACCGGCATTTATGTCATAAAATTGAGAAAGGCCGGGGATGGTGACCTTATTGACCATGAAATTGTCGGGTTTGTCTCTCAGCCGTACAAGGACCAGGACCCCGAATCAAAGATAATCCATTTCAATCCGGAGGTGTGTGTCCGGAGTACGGAAAAATTATGATAAGACCTTTTGACATTAAAAACGAGGCAGATAAGAAGGTCATGTCCGCCATGGCTTCCTTGTCCACCACTGGAGAATGGGCAACCGTCAAGGCGTATCTGGAAAAAGAATTGCACTTTCTTGACGTCAACCAGAGAATGGCAGATCCATTGCCTTGTTCCAGGATTGGGGCCGCTGCGTTTACTCTCCAGCTCATCCTGGACAAAGTTGACCATTCCATTGACATGATCAAAGGGAAAAATGTAAGATACTGACCGTTATGGTGTATGCTATTCTCCGATAGTGCCGGGCGATCCACCCGGCAGCACATGACAACCCGGTAGAGGTTTATCCTTTACCGGGTTTTTTTATGTCCGAATTAGATTTGCTTGTGACTTACCTATAAATCTGCTTGTGACATAACCGCCTTAAAAATCCACTTTCCTCCCATATAACCCTATGTCCAGCACATTCGTTGCCAATCAAGGTGCTATCCATCATTTAAGACTTATTACAGGACAGCTTATGGCCCTGGCAATGGACAGGCGGTTTCCGCACCCTTTGGCCAAAAGGACAGGCGGTACCCGCACCCGGAACCAGATATCCCAAAAGACCCTCAACGTAAGGATTTTTCAAAATGGCAGTACCGAAACAGGTGCAGGATAACGCAGACCGGGCCGATAAAATTCAATCCGATCTGAGTGGGACAGCACAAAAACCAGCGACCCCTGATGAACCAGGGACAGCGCCGGTTGTGACCCCACCCGTATCCCAAACACCGAACCAGTCGCCAGCACAATCACCGGAGGACCTTGAACAACGCTATAAGTCCCTTGAGGGAAGGAACAGGGGCCAGGCGGAGGAATTGAAAGCCGCCAGAGCAAACAACGATTTGCTTTACCGACAGGTTTCAGACCTCAACCGGGAAATAGCAGGGCTCAAGACATCTCTGGTGGATGCTCAGGCAACACCCAAAACAAACGATAACAATGAACCCGACACTGGATTGAAACTGATTGATGAGGCCAAGATTGAACAATATGGCGCCGAGTTTGGCGACATGGCCAGAACCATCAACCAGATTCTTCAGGGGCAAAAACCCGTTGAACCAGCTCCCGTAGTACCAGCAGTGCCCGCACCAGCTCCGCAGAAACCAGACAAAATGATGTTCAGAAGTGCCGTGATCGTGGATGTTTATAGCAGCCACCAGCTCGACTACAACGACATCGATGTAGCTCCGGAGTTCTCATCTTGGTTGAAGGAATTTAACCAGAGGGATGGTGTTCAGCATCTTCAACAATGGAGCGAATCTATTTCTGTCCGGGATAAGGCGACTTGTTTATCCATTATTAATAATTTCCTTGTATCACCCCAGGGCCTGGCCTTTAAGACCAGACTCAAACCGAATCAGCAGATACCGGCACCGAATCAGCAACCCAACGTCCCCCTCGGAACCAACGTGGATGTGACCAACGTCCAGACACAACCCGTGGGGAAAATCTATACGGGAGCTGAGATAACCAAATTCTTCACCGATGTATCAGGTGGAGTTTATAAGGACAACCCGGAAGAAGCGACACGGATTGAAGCTGACATCATGAAGGCACCTGGCGAAGGGCGTGTTCGAGGTTAAATAAGGAGTAACAACCATGTATCCCGTTTCCCCCCAGGTCACCCCGTATGCGGGTATGTCCGGGACCTATATCCCCGAGATATGGTCCGGCAAATTACTGGTCAAATTTTATACCTCCACAGTATTTGCCTACATTGCAAATACTGATTATGAAGGCGAGATTGCGAAGTATGGTGATAAGGTTAAAATCCGGACCATTCCGGACATGGCTATCCGCAAGTACAAAGTTGGACAGTCACTGAAATATGACCGCCCCAAAGGGGAAGTCATTGATCTGTTGATTGACCGTGGTGAGTATTTTGCCTTTGCTATCAATGATGTTGAAGCCAAGCAGGCCGACATTGCCTATGTCGACAAATGGTCCGATGATGCCAGCCAGCAGATGAAAGGTGCCATTGACAAGGCTGTTCTTTCCGTCATGTATACCAGCGCTTCCGCCTACAACAAAGGCGCGACCGCCGGTAAGATCGATGGAGCCATTAACCTGGGCGTAACCGGAGCACCAGTTGCCTTGGGAAAATCCACAATCATTGAAAAATTGATTGAGTGCGGTCAGTGTCTTTCTGAGCAGAACGTCCCCGAGACAGACAGGTATTCCGTAATTCCTGCATGGATGGGGACTAAGATCAAGGTTTCCGAACTCGCAGAAGCCTCTTACTCAGGAGACGGTATCTCCACTGAACGGTCCGGTCGGATCGGGAAAGTGGATCATTTCACCCTGTATACTTCAAATAACATTTTGCCGGTGGTTGATACCTCTGTTAATTGTTATCACGCCATTTTTGGTCACAAGACCGGGTTGACCTTCGCCTCTCAGCTCACTGAAGTTGAGAAAATCAAGAATCCGGATGACTTCGGGGACCTGATGAGAGGCCTGCAGGTGTATGGCTTTAAAGTGCTGAAAGCAGAGAGTGTCGGCGACTTGTATTGTAAAAAAGCTGCTTAGTTCTTAGTTTGCCCAGGCTGTTATTTCACCGCAGCCTACGCCCTGGGGGAGGGGATGCCGACCCCTCCCCCTAAACTTTAAATACAAGGAAGAGCCATGAAGACTCGATATTGCTTTAACCCTGCCGATCCCACCCTTTACCGCTATGTTATGACATTATCCTTAATGGATGAGGGATTTGTTGAATGTCCGCCTCCTGGAGAGAAAATGCCTCCTGGCCTTTTGGGTGGTGCTGGTGGCGTTCTTGATAGAACCTCCGCGACCTTGGCCCAGGCAATCTCTAAAAAACTTGGCCCCGATGCAACCGAGGCCCAGGTTCAGGCCGTGGCCGAAGCTATCGGCAGAATGGACCCTGAAAATATGGCGTCCCTGGCCGAACCTGTCCAGAGGCAACCCGCCATCACAGAACCAGCACCACCTCCCGTGGGAGCCATGGGGAGTGCTATGGATGTGGACCCCAATCCGATTGATCCTCCCGCCATAGAGACCGATGAAGCTGATCAAGACGCCCCGTCCATCATTCAGGAAATGTGTGATTTCCCCCAGACTGACCCGGGCGAAACAGCGGATTCAGCCATTACTCGGATCTTCAAAAAACGTATGGCAGATGTAAATAAAACAGACATTCTCAACTATGGGCTCAAGACATTAAAGGTCAAGCTGGATCCCGGCAAAATCAAACCGTTATTGGTCAGAGACCTCCAGATTGTAGAAATTGCCCGTCAGAACCCCCGTCAGAACCAGGAGGTTTAATCTATGGGCACGATTACAGGCGACGACCTATCTATGGATATAGGTCAGATATTGACAGATGAAGGGCATATAAATTGGGATGTCTCTTTAGACCTTTTCCCTGCAATCACCGAGGCATTACGGACGATTGTTCTTATCCGGCCAGATGCGAACCCGGCCCAGGGCGCAATTACCCTGGAAGTGAACAAACTCCTTCAATCGTTACCGGCGGGCGGCATTGTTCTTTCAGATATTTTCAGGAACCTTGGGGTTTCTGGTGCGGATGCAGGCCCGGGAATTACCCGGGTTGAAAAATCGGTCATGGATCAGGCGCTCCCCGGGTGGCAAACCCACACCACAGACGCCCGTATCCGGAACTATATGTATACCCAGGAAACCCCGGGTCTTTTTATCTCCTATCCCATCCCGACCGTTGCCTTAAAAGTGGAAGGAATATGGGGGGCCGATCCCACACCTATCTTGGTGGGTACCGACGTTATCTGTATTAATGACACCTTTGGCCCTGCAATTAAAGAATGGGCATTATTCCGCATGCAATCGATGGAAGTTGAAGCTGCCAGTATCAGCCTGGCCATGGCCCACCAATCCCATTTTTATAATTTGATGGGTACCAAGATGAAAAACCAGATAACTGCCCTGCAGATGAGAGGTGACGTTTAATGGATTCCTTTACAGGTCGAATTGTTCCATACGTTACCGGGTGCCCGGAAGTTGTGGCAGAAAAAAGTATTTTGGAAGCGGCCATCTCTCTTTGCAAAAATACCAATTGTTGGCGTAAAAAATTCACCGCCACCGTTGCTGCAGGCGGAGAGGATGACACGGAAACTGTTGTTACCCTTACTTTTGATGCTGGTGGCGCCCTTTCCTCTATCCCCTTGTTTAAAAGGGATGATAGATACAGCGCTGACTACATCTTCTCAGCAACAACTATAACCGTGCCGGCCTGGCCCCAGGAATCCGATATAGAAGCGACTCTCTCCCAGATCCCACTAACAACCGCAACCGAACTCCCCGCTACATTTAAAGCTATGATCTGGACTTCCTGGGAAGATGCCCTTATTGCTTTATCCAAATCGCTCTTGTACGCCATGCCAAATATGCCCTGGTTCGATCCGGGTCTATCCGGGCTTGAGCTGAATAAATATAACAAAGAGTGTGGCAGAATCCGTCGAGAAATCCAGCAAGTCAACCCAATGACAGGAATGAGGGTACAGCCAAGGCCCTTTGTATAAGGAGGCGCATGTCGCTCATTGATATATCTGTTTTTAAAGCTGCCATCCCCTTAATTGAACCTGAACTACTCCCCCCTGAAAATGCGGCCGACCTCCTTGATTGCAATATTGATCGTGGAAGCCTGGCCCCTGTAAAGGGGGATCTGCTCCTTTCTGACCCGATAGAAGCGGATACTGAAACCGTTTATCATACCGGCAATAAATTATACCAATGGCCAGGGTTGGTTGACGTCGCTCGGTCGTTTGATGATCTTGATTCTAAAAGAATCGTTTTTACCGGGTCCGGTTACCCGAAAGAGACAGACACGGCCCTGGGAGATACAGGCGCAGGCCCATGGCCAGCAGCAACCAGGCGAAATGGATTACCAGCTCCGGTTGACCCCCCAGGGATTCTAATGGGCGGAACTTCAGGGGAAGATACTCAAGGTATATATTCCTGGGTTTATACATATTTTTTTACCAGGCCGGATGGATCAGAAATAGAATCTTCCACATCCCCACCAACCGCCGACATAACTATCCTGGAAGGAGAAACCATAACACTTACCGCCTTGGCGTATCCGTCTCCATCTGTTGAAGGGTGTAGTTATTCAGGTATTCGGATATATCGCATGCAGGCCACAGAGGCCAGCGCTCTTTATCATTTTGTTCAAGAACAAGCGAACCTTAATGCTTGGCTGGATGACGTATCTGATCTTGAGGCTTCTGCTAACGCCATCCTTGAAACCATGAATATGTCAACCGGGTATCCGGTTGCATGGTCAACACCAGTAGAAGCATTGAGCGGTATCACAAAGGTTAATTCGGGTTTTTTTGTTGGGTTCTCCGGGGAGAAAATATATCCATCCGTATTATTCGTGTCATTTGCTTTCCCGGGGAAATATTCCCTTTCAGCTGACAGTCTTATCAAAGCGATCGGGTCCATTGGGTCCGTTGTTGTCGCTCTGACAGATGACAGGCCTCATTTCCTTATCGGGCAGGATCCCGCCACCGTTTCTTTTAAAAGTGTTGACTATTCCAGGCCTTGTCTCGGGGATAACCGCTCTGTTATATCTACACCTGGAGGCGTCATATTCCCCTCCCATGAAGGTTTTTTCCTGATCGATGCGACCGGGGTAGAGACCTCCTTAACCGGAGGCATATTCACGCCAGAACAATGGGCAGCCCTTAATCCCTCCACGTTTATATCTTTCCTTTACCGGGGAAAACTTGTTGCCATGGAGGCTGGTACCCAGAATATCCATATCATTGATACCCGGCGTGGCCGGTACGAGAGAGCCCAGGCAGATGATGGGATTATCCGGGCAGCTTACCAAAAAAAAGAAGACGGCACTATCTATATGGTTGTTGACAATGCCACCGGCCGAGAACTGAGACAATGGAGAGGTGGTGACGTAAAACCTTTATTCTGGAAATCAAAAACTTTTGACCTGGGCACTAAGGCGTTTTATTCGAGAGCCCTTGTCCGTGGGAATTTTTCCGACGGCAAGACGGCTAAGATAACGCTTGATATTGACGGTGTTGACAAGGATTTTACAGTCACCAAGGCCGGTATGTTGAATCTCGGAAGGATAAGAGCAAACGAAGTTATTGCCAAACTATCCGGTACAGCAACCATTAAACGGGTCATCATAGGCAGCTCTGCTCGTGAGGTATTAAATGTCTGAGAGAATAATCAATCTCCCTGCTATACCCCCTGGGACACCACCGGAACTTGTTGAATGGGTATCTGCCGTTACACAGTCCCTTGAATTGCTCCAGGGGTTGGGCCGATATCAGGAGGTAGACCGGGCTATCCGGATAGGGGAACTCAGTAAGCTTGGATATGATTTGACGGATTTTTTCCTGGCTTCGCAAGAAAGCCCTGTCGGCACCACACCTTCCGGAAAAATCCCTCTGCCCCCAACGAGCTTGACGGTCACGGTCGGGGCCTGGGTTCATACTGTCCATATGACCCTTCCTGATGATCAGATTGTCAGCCATGTTGAGATATGGGTTGCGACAGCCAGCCAGGTCCGGGATGATGCCAAAAGGATTTATATCTTAACCGTCTTGCCTGATGATTATGGTGATACCGTAAAAGTTAATCTCCCTATCCAGAATGTGACGGCAGATTACACATATTGGGTGAGGTCCGTCAGTTTTGCCGGGAACCACTCCCCCTGGTGCCCTCCTGATTCCCAAGGTGGCTATGTGGTTGTCGGGTCTGTTTCTGTCCAAGAGGCGATTGATAGGGTTCTTGAGATTCTTCAAGATGAGATTACCGAGAGCGAGCTATGTACTGATCTGCTTACCAAGATAACGTCCATAAGCGGGCTATCCGACAGGATAGCGTCAATTGAATTAGACCTTGGTAGTCTTGAGGTTTGGGTTTCAGGAGTCGCTAATGTCGTCGATGATGTGAGAGTTTACGCAGATCAAGTTTATCTTTGTATTCTTGATACCGTACTTCCCCATACCGAGTTGCCCACCAATGTAACCTATTGGCGAAAAATAGGAGAAAGCGCCACCCTTGCCGGTAATATTGCCGTCAACTCTACAGCAATAAGCCTTTTGGACGCCCGGGTTGAAGACAACGGATTGGATGTTTCTACCAATGCTACTGCCGTGACCACAGTCAGCACCCAGGTGAACCATGTGGTCACAGGCCTTCCTGCCACCTATGCAGCCGTCCAGGAAACCATGGAAAGTGTCGACGGAATTAAGGCTAAATGGGCGGTCAAGACAGACGTAAATGGCCATGTTATCGGTATTGAGTTGATCAACGATGGGACAATCGGAGAATTTGGTATCCTTGCAGACCGGTTTAAATTTCTCATGCCGGATGGCAGCGGTAGCGCAAAACAACCTTTTACAATTGGCGATGTGGATGGAATCCCCACAGTGGGCATTGACGGCAACCAGGTCATCGACGGGTCATTGCTGGTCAGGTCCATTGAAACCGGGAATTTGACGGTCGAACACCTTGCGACCGCCCAGATTTTCAAGGGCCATACTTTCGAGAGCACAATCTATGAAACCGGGGTTAGCGGCTGGAGACTTGATGCCAACGGGAACCTTGAAATGCCAGGCGGGTCGATTACTATTACTGGAGGGCTGGATTATTCTCAAATATCAGGTCCTTCCAAACCGGACGAGTTAGTTTTCTTTTGGGAAGGTGAGGCGTCTATTGAATTACAAACTGATCTTGTTGGTGTTGAGTGGGTATTTAACGGTGACAAGGAAGGTGGGTGCCTGATCCGGATCGAAGTCCCTGATGATTACGCAGGAGGGATCGAAGTTTCTTTTAATGGCGAAAATTTAACAAATGAAGTGTGGAACAACGGGGTTATTGAGGATGTCGTAGGTCAGGTGTTGAATTTAACAGAAGAGGGTGAAACGGTGAATTTAGGGAGTTTATACTAATGACAGTAACGAAAAAAGCAACAGCATTGCAGTTGAGGTCTGGGTCTACCGCAGATCATAATACTTTCATCGGCCTGCCTGGGGAGATTACAGTCAATGAAGACACTTGGAATATTATAATCCATAACGGCGTAACCCCAGGAGTGGCCGCTGCCGGTGATCAGGGTATTCAGGGAGATCAAGGGATTCAGGGGGAGACTGGGGATAAAGGTGACAAACCGGCCCACGGTTGGTCCGGTACTTCTCTTGAATTCGAGGACCCAGATGGCTCTCCAGGTGGGTTTGTTGACCTTAAAGGTGAGCAGGGGATACAAGGACTCAAGGGTGATAAGCCAGCTCACGCATGGACAGGGACTGATCTTGCCTTTGAAGACCCGGCAGGTGTAATGGGTACGCCTGTTGCCCTCAAGGGTGACCAGGGAATCCAAGGACTCAAAGGAGATAAGCCTGCCCATATCTGGATCGGTACGAGTGTAGTGTTTGAGAACCCCGATGGTACTCCTGGGACCTCAGTTGATCTTAAAGGTGATCAAGGTGAGTCCTTTACTGTTGATTCTTCTGGCTTTTTCGCTACAAGGTCAGCTTTTGACGAAGAGCTTGCAGGCTTCTCTTTCTTGGCAACCGATACAACAAATCTGTATCTCAAAAATACTGATACATCCGGCGATTGGTCTGCTGCTATCCCATTTGGGAAGGGAGAACCTGGTATTCAGGGTATTCAGGGTATTCAGGGTATTCAGGGTATTCAGGGTGTAGCCGGTGCAGACACGTCATTTATAAATTCATTAATATTCGGAGGATAGTATGAGCGATATTCTTAAATCGGCTGGATATTCCATGCCTACCGTAACAGGGGTGCTGCATATAGCTCCTGCTGCAACAACAGTGATCATCCTATCTGGAGCTGTGCATAATCCCACAGCAGCGACGGTACAGGTCACTGTCACAATAACAAAGAACGGTGGTGGTGCAGTTATATTGGCCAGTGCGGTTGATATTGCCGCTGGTGGCTTCTTTGACTTGCCCGGAAAACTAATCCTGGAATCCGAAGATACTCTTGATGGATTTTGTTCGGTCGCAGGATGCACTATTGGTCTTAATTTCGATAACCATGACGATGTTGCAGCCAGTGTTTCAATTGCTCAACAGGCCGCGATCGATGCGATTGGCTATAGAGATACTTCCGTGGCCGGTGCGGTTGCCTCCGCAGCCAGTGCCAGTGGAGCTGCCACCAGTGCCAGTGGAGCTGCCACCAGTGCTGCAGAGGCAGCGGCCAGCGCGACCGTTGCAATCGGTGGAGACATAGAAACACCATCAATCACATCTCCAACAACTGGAGCCACAGGAACATCTGCTGCCCCAGCAGTAACAGGGACTCAATTCCGATCACTATATGGTTACGCTCAAGCAGACGCACAAATTCAAATAGCTGAATTATCTGATTTTGTTTCAACAACTATCGACACAGTTACTGGGACTGCTGTTTCGTTTTTTGGTGTTACTGGACTTGCTGTTAATACTCTGTATTATTGCAGAATAAGATATAAAGATTTAGCGCTAAGATGGAGTGAATGGTCTTCAACGATATCATTTACAACCGCAAGTATATACATTGACACTCCTGTAAATGTGAGCCCTGCAAGTCTTGAAGCTAATGTGGCAAAAGCCCCGGCACTATCCTCTGATGCCTTTGAATGTATTAATGGATCTGATACCCACTTAAATTCTGATTGGGAAATATACTCAGATGTCAGTCTTTCAACTTTGGTGTGGTCAAGCTATGACGATACTTCAAATAAAATTACTATAGATGTCCCTGAAGGTGAGTTATCCAGTGGGACAACAGACTATTGGTGGAGATGCCTTCATACAGGGACAACATACGGTGATAGTGCCTGGAGTACGGCAACGAAATTCACTACCAAAGATTCATTTAGTATTATCTATGGTATTGCAAAGGTCTCCAGCGGTGGCGGGTCTGGCACATGGCAACTGATCAATGAATTCGGGAATGACATCACGAAAACAACCACAGATTTCAATAATCACCCGGTTTGGGGAGGTCTTGGACCCGTTACGATTGACAGTCAATCCATGGTCAAGATCCCAAAATTTTACATTAAGGTTGGAACACTTGCCAGTGGCGATCAAGTTGGAAAGAAAGCATGGCTTGTCTCAGATTCTCCAGCTGCAGGTTTCACTCTAGATCCCGCCTTTATGGACGGCGGCGTTGAGATTGATCAGTTCTATTATGGTGCTTATGAAGCCACGAACGATGGCGGGACAAAGGCTGGGTCAGTTGCCGGCGTCTTGCCGTTGGTATCTATCGATTTTCCGACTATGCAAACCCGGTGTAATGCCAGGAACACTGGCGGGGTGGATGGATTTTCAATGGTGAATATCCATCAATTATCTGCCGTGCAAACGCTGTTGATGATTGAGAACGGCGGGCCTGATGTTCAGAGTACAATTGGTATCGGTAATACGGCTTCTTCTGCTGCCGTGAATACCGGATCTTCCAACGCTGTTTGGCGAGGTATTCATGAGCTGTGGGGAAATGTTTATTGCGGAGTTGACGGTGTGCAGTGGGACACAAATAACCAAGTAAAAATATTTGATCAAAACGGCAATGGAACTTACGTATCTACAGGGGTAACCGCTTCCGCCACTGATGGCTGGACTACAGGGCTGCACGATGACGCAGGCACAGGGTATGATCTTGGTACATCATTTCTTGGAGAAACATTCGACAGTACAGAAACCAATGGTTCTTTCGGGGATTACCAATATTCTCCGGATCTGACTGAAGACAATGTTTGTTATCACGGCGGCTATTGGA